AAGAAGATCTCGGCATGGGTGACATGGGCGAGATGGATGATGGTGAAGAAAGCGTTGAGCAGACTGTTGCTGATGCTCTTCGTGGTGCCGCCGATGCTCTATCACCAGAAATGGAAGATGAGATGGGTGAAGAAGAGATGATGGGTGATTCAATTGGCGGAGATGAAGATCTTGCTGATGTGATGGAATCAGTACGAGCTCGCGCTCGCGCTCGCAGAGAGAAGCTTGCTCAGATTCGTAAGAATCGCCTAGGTGAAGAGAACACTGATGTTGGTGCTGACTCCCCCGTGATGATGGACCAACCAGAAGAAGACATTCTACTTGGAGTGATGGACGACATCAACAACCGAGATGCAATTGTGTCTGAAGCTGCTAGAGCTAAGAAAGTTGAAGCAATTAAGAGAAGAATTGCTAATCGCAAGGCTCAGAAAGAAGCTGAAGTAAAGACCTATGGCTGGAATGGAACTCCTAATACCAATCAACCCTCTGGAAAGAGACCTTGGGACGGCATGCCCAAGAATGGCCTAGTTGATACTAAGCCCGCTCGTTACCCTGACAACAGTAAGGCGGCTAAGAAAGGACTTAATGAGAAACTTGACTTTGAAAATTTACTTCGTCGTGGAATTCTTGGTTAACTTTTAAGCTCTTTTAAGAAAGAGTTAAGGCTCCCTGTTATACTAAATTTAGTAGCAGGGAGTTTTTTTATGTCTTGTCATATTTATGCGTTATTGGATCCTAGGAAAGAGGGCCCTTTTATTTATGATAGCTATGAATTTCCATTTGAACCTTTTTATATAGGATTTTCAAGTAAACAATATGGTAAAAGAATATCTCATCATATTAGACAAGCAAATAAATCAAATGACAATATTCCTAGATATGATAAAATAAGACATCTCATTGAGTTAGGTTATGAGCCAATTAAGTATCTTGTTAAAGACGATCTGGATATAGATGATGCTTTTGATTTAGAAAAATTTTTAATAAAAGTTATAGGCAAAATTAATGATGCTAATCCTGGGCCTTTAATGCAATTATCTATAGGTGGTGAAGCTCCAACAATAGGTTTAAAATTTAAAAGAAAACCTCTATCAGAGGAAACAAAAAACAAAATTAGAGAATCTTTAAATAATTGGAGAAATGATAATCCTCAAGCTTGGGATTTACAAAAATCCAAATTAGGATCTTGGACTCAGTCAGAAGATGGAAGATCACTATTAAGTAATTTAAAGAAAGGAAAAAAACAAGATCAGGATATTATAGATAAAAGAATAAAATCTATAAAAGAAACTAATAAGAAGAAAAGAGAATTGGGATTACCTATAGGTAATGAAGGTAAGAAATTTATACAAACGGAAGAAAAGTTAAAAAAAGCAAAAGAAAGAGCTCAGGAAAGAGTAAAAAATAAACCAATGAAGTCTGGATCAGACGCTTTAAATTGGAAAGGTTGGATTTATAACTCTGAAAAAAATATAAGTTATTTAACTGTAGATTTAATGGTTAGGTATGGAGAAGCCGAGACTAAAAAGAAAGCATGGTATCTTATTGCTAATAAACCATGCTATTCAAGAGTAAAAGATCCTATAGGAACTCAAATCATAGATTAAATTATTTTTAGAAAATCTTAGTAAATGGAGCGTTTATTTCCTTTTCTTTCTTTCCACTTTTGAGAATGTGTGTTATTACATGAGCTAAACCTTCTTCACCATCATTTTTCTTAGCTCGAGCTAAGATTAAGAAATAGGGTATAACTCTAATATTATTAGCTATATGAATTTGATCTTTAAGACCAACATCATGAAAACTTGAATAAAATCTTATAGCTTTTTCTTCATCATAATTAAATTCTATAGGAAATTGTTCTTTTATTTCAGAAAGCCAAGATAGTAATTCTGGAATTTTCTTTTTAATATTCCATACATAAGTTATCATATCCATTTCTTTTACTGGAGCTTCATATTCAGGGTGTGCTAATAACCATTTCTGTGACTTTGCTAGAGGAGTAGCGGTTACTTTTTTCAAAAACTTAACACCATACTGTAAAGCTAGTCCTGCTAATTCTTCTGATCCAACTTTACCAAAGTTAGCTTTAGGGTGATTTTTAGAAGCGAATTGTAATGCAACAGACGCGCAATATCTGCTATCTAAAGTACCAGCACTGAAATTTCTAATAGTCCCTGTATAAACATCTTTTTTTCCATGATCATTAATAATAATTTTACCGCCAGACGCAGAGTCTCCACGTAAAGCTTCAGATTTATGAGAAAAAGACATCAATAGCTTTGATATTTGTAATTGATAGTTCGTTGGCTCTCCCTGATTCACTTGTTCAATTTCAGGACCTGTTTTTTTGCTAAATTGCTTTAAACTAATTCCAACTAAAATCTTTGTTTTAGCTAAATCAATCAAGAAATCATTAACATTAGATAAATCAGCGGCAGGGTCTTCTAATAGAGAATTCCATGATTCAATGAATTCATGCTCATATCCTGCACGACATGCATATAAGTCTGATGGGTTCCATGAGTCCTTTTTAGTTCCAATTGTTTTGAATATTTCTCTTGCTTTAGTAAAGCCATCATTAATTATTTTATGAATAGGTGGAGCACTTTCCGGAAAAGATTTACCCTCTCGACTAAAAGTAAAATTAGCGGTTGGATCATCAGACTTTAAATAATCAACAAGTTGTCTAGATCCCTCTTCAAAACAGTAGTACCAATTAGAATTGAATTGAGGAAATGACCCTTCAATGTCTTCTTCTCTAGGAAGAGGAATCCCTGCTGATGTATTATATATGCACTGAGTCCACCAGGTTTCCATTATTGCAGTTGATACAGCATCAAACTGACCACCACCACCACCTTTTGCGTCTTTAAAGTGTAATTCGATCTCTACGTCGTTTCTAATTAAATCTAAAACTGGTCGCGCCCCAGAAATTTTTAACTCACTATCAGGAATATCGGTATTTACTTGCTTAGCTGATTTAGATCTATCAACACCAACAGGGGCTTCTACATCCGCTTTATATGGTTTTTTAGGATTAATTTTTGAAGGTACTTTTCTAACACTTACTCTATTTTTATCTAGAGCGTGTTGTACGTCTTCAAATGGTAAAGCATCTTCATTTAAATATTCTTTTAGAAAGTTTTTAACAGACTCAGAAACCTCACCGGGCTTTTGCCAGCCTTTTAGAATGTTGGGATCAAAATTCATCTTACTGAATTCTCCGCGGTCAACAAGTTTAACAGCGTTTCCCTCTTCATCCGAGATCATAAAGCCTTCTTGATTAGTGGTCATTATGTTTCCATCAAGAGATTTAAGATATGTTTTAAATTGTCCAAACTGATTAAGCTTTTGTATGAACTTAGATTTAAGGTCTGTTAGATCATTAATAAGCTTAATGATAGATATAATCCTAGCATCTTTAGCCATCAGCTGATAAGGAACAAATTTTTGCTTAGTCTGCTCTTTACCTTTATCTGTTTTCTTGGAATCCAGCTCTTTACTAATTCTAGAATTCAGCCAGGTGTTAAATTCTGTGTAAAACTCTTGAGGATCAATTACTTGAGTGCCTTTTCTAACAAGAGTGTTCTGAAAGGTGTTAAACAGCATCACAAAACCTTCATTATTGATGATGTCTTCAATGTCTAGAGTGTTATATGTTTCTTCAGCTGCTGAAAGTTTAGCATCAATGTACTGAGTTTCTTCTGGACTAAATGTAGCTTTTCCAGAAAGAGATGGTATGTAAGGATCTGTCATAAACACACCAGGCGTGGGATTTAATTCAGATACTTTAGCGTTATAGTTTGCTTTAGCACTATCAATAGTTCCAGTATATCGCGTATGAAACGCAATGCCAATATCAGAATTAGCTATCTCACCTGCTAGTGCAGAGTCTAGTGGAACAGCGTATATGATGGTGTTAGGCTGAAAAGTTAAGCACTCTTCTCCACCAATCATTTCTGTTTTTAATGATTCACTATCATAAAGAAAATCACCCTGCCAAACTTCACCCTCAGGTATACCCATACTAGGAATTGATAGAAGAAGTTTTTGCATTTTTCTAACAAGGTCTGGAGCGTGGCCATAAAGAGATTGACAGTCTTCAGGAGTTCTAGCATACTTAGGATTTTTAGCAAATAAGCCTTTGGTAGCAACTCCAGGACCCTCAAGACCTGGAAAACTCATAAAACACATAGCTGCAGGAGCACCGTCAATTTTAATTGAGCTTGTTAATTTCTTTTTAGGAGATCCTCTAGACGCAAGATCATTAAGAAGGCTGTTTAAAGTGTCAATGGTCCAGCGAATTCCATACTTGCCGGCAAGTACTGGCAGATCTTCTATATGGCTACTATGAACATTGGTAGACTTCCCAAAAGCTTCTTGTATGAACTGTTTTGCATAAGACATATGGTGATATCCTTAGATTAATTAGTTCATACCCCAATTATTCTATTACGAACCTCTAGCATGAAGATCTCAAACACTGCCTCTTCTTGCTCTGTAAAGAAAGTTTTAACAAATCGTGGTATGCAGAATCTACTTCTAGGTCGTCTCATCCAGAGTAACAAACCTACTTTAAATAGTATCTGCAGACGGTATGATAGCTCTGATTTCATTTCATTAAAAACTGACATGATGATAGAGATTATCTCTTGTAGATCATTTTCAGAGTCTCTCTCATAGTCTGAGGAAGAGATAGATGCAAATTTTAACTTTTCCTGTATGTCAATAAGCTCAGATTCATTATCATAGCTAATCATTGAATTAAGACTTACAATCTTGTCTAGCTTTCTCTGCTTGCTGCCATATAGCTGTTCTAGAATAGGATATTTTACCCATCCTGCAAATGAGCTTTCAACCTTAAAGTCTGGGTCTTTTTTGTAGCGATCAAATACTTTAAGTACAGCGTCATAAGCAATTTCAAGAACTCTAGATGGCGCAAGATACACCCTACCCTTGTTTATTTTAAGGGTAAGGGATCTAGCATATGCTGTCATGGTCATGAAAAATGGGTCTAAAGTTTCTTGAGATCTATCATTCACAAGCCAGTCATTCTGCAAACGAATAAGCTCTTTTTCTGTAGGTGGTTTTTCCTTAGTGTATTCGTTTGAAATGTTCATTTATACCAACTTTGCAAATATGATGTTATCGTTACCGTTCTTAATAAGAACTCCAAGCTTATCTTCTTCAACATAAAATTCAAACTCATTTGCTAGCTTAGACACGAAATTTTTCAAACTGTCTGAGTCAATCACAAACTTTGTCCATGAAGACCCAGGATTTAGTGATCCAACTTTTCTAGAGATATTAGTTACAGATGGAACAGAATACTGAATTTCAAGTTCTTCATTATTGTTCACAAACGTGAGTGGCTTCCAGGAGTTTCCAATGAAAAAGCCTGAAAAGAAGTTAATCAGTTCGTCAAGAACTTCTTTTGAAAGAGAGAATGAATGAAAGAGTGGACGAATGTTTTCAAGATCGGCATCAGTTGGTAGTGAAACCTCAGCTTGAGAGTTACTGATAAAGATAGTTACTTTATCGTCCTTGATCACAAAAGAATCAACCTTCTTAGGCTTCTTAGCTAAAGATACACTAGCTAGGTTTAGTTTATTAAACTTAAATAGATTTGTTAGTATGACAAAAATGTTCTTATGTAGAACCAAGCCATCGTCTGGTAGCAAGCCGGAATTAGATTCTTCAGAAAGCTCTTTATGATAGATCTGAGACCTATCAGAGTACATCACCTTATCTTCGAATAGTGCACCGGCATTATTCTTAGACTGTGAGATAAGAGAGTTGGTCATAGCCATGCCAGCAATGGTGCTTTCATTCAGTTGAACCACATCGGAGTATAAACTCTCATCATTTGATGAGACAAGATCCATGATAGCATCAGTTTCTGATATGCTAGTGCACAAAAGATCAACTACAGCTACATCAGTTGTAACCTTCATGGTTGAGTCAACTACCTCAATAGCAACTCCTCCACTAGTGTTATTTACAAGATGTAAAAACTTATCATAGTCAACTTCATAGTTCTCATCCGAATCAACCACCGCTTCGGCGAGCTCAGCTTTTGCAAAAATACCATTACTAATGTAGTAAAGATATGAAGCACCTACCTTTTTAAATGAGAAAATGATCTTCTTTGAATCAAGGTTGATGCCATTGATAGCAGACACATACCTGTTTACAGATATGATGTTACTCAAAAAGTCTTGTGATAACTCAGCTTTCATTTATTTGAAACTCCTATGGTTGATAGTATAACCAGGAATAAATATTCTTTCTAAATTGAGAATCTTTATGATGTATAATCCCTTGAGGACATGTCCTCTAAATTCTATTATATATTATTTAATATAGATATTATATTGGTGTCAGATTCTGACAGTCTGCAGTCTGCTCGTTTCTGACAGTTTGGGTATAAAACTTTTTACACATGCTTACTGCAGTATTATATTGTATATGAGAGGTGCTAATGGAAGAGAACATTCCTGAGAGATGGAAGATTGGATTTCGCCAAGCTAGAGGGAGTTCTTATCTATCAAACGCTAGAATGACTTCAAAAAGAATGGGAGCTGTGCTAGTGAATGGAAAAAATGTTGTAAGTCGTGGCTATAACATGTTTACCAAGTCTCATCCTGAATTTCAAGATATTGATGAAGAGGGTGAAGACTTTCTTCGTAACAGTCATGCAGAGCTCATGGCTCTTGTGCGTAGAAAGCATCATGATGTTAATAATCTCACAATGTATGTCTGGAGATCTCTAGATGATGGCACTCCTGCAAACAGCAGACCATGTAGAATTTGCATGAAGCTTATTAAAGAATTTGGTGTAAAAAGAGTACGATTCATTGATGACTCTGGCAATTTTGTAGAAGAAAAATTATAATTTTACTTTCTTATACGATTCCATTATATTAGACATACAACAAACAAGGAGAGTACATGGATTATTCTAAGGTTATTGATCGACAGCTCGTTATCCTAGCAAAGGAGGGTAATGCAGAAGCTACTCATGAGCTATTTTTTCGTTATAGAAATTTCATATACAATCACTGGTCTAAGCTTCGTAAGAATCTTGAAAAGATTAATAATAAAAGCTATAATAATAATTTGATGACGGTGAAATCAGATTTTGAGAATGATGCATACTTAGTGTTTATAGACGCTCTAAACTATACAAATATTGATGAGATCAAAAATGACAAATGGAAGTTCATTGGTCCATACGGCTGGTATATGTCCAATCTTCGTAGGACTTATCGTAGAAAAGCTCTTTCGTCCAGTAAAGAAATGAGTTCAAATGTTGTGATCGGTGATTCTGAATCAAACATTCTTGACACTGCTAGATTTGCATCTATGTCTGCAGAAGAGGTATTTCTTCATAACGAGGATGAGAAGAAGATTCAGTATTTTATGAATAATCTAGATGTGTTTTTAACTGAAGATGAATTTCAGTTAGCTAAATTGAAAAGAGCAGGAAAACCTATTGTTGAGATAAAGTCTAGATTGAATCTTACCACCAGTTCATACTATAAACTAACTAAAAATATAGAGATGAAAGTTAAGACTTATATGGCTATGTAAGGCGGACTAAGGTGGCAGTAGATAATGAGGAAAAAATACCCGTTTCTAAAAGAGTCTGGAATAGACTTAAAGATTATGCTCAAGATACCGCAAGCAGTCTATTCAAAGATTTTATTCATGGTCTCATTACTACTGCTCTGTTCGGTGCAGTTGTTGCCGGAGGATATTACACCATCACCAACAACAATAACTCAGACAGTGCCAAGCAACTTGCCAGAATTGAAAGCAGCTTATCTAGCATTGAGTCTAGCATACAAGCAGAAAATGACAGAATTTCAAAGTCAATTAGCACAATTAACCAAAACTTATCTTCTCTCGGAGGAACAGTTAGCTCAATTACAACTGCAGTTCGACAGTTTGACACAAGACTATCAAGTGCTCAAACAGCTATCTCAGACATTAGAAACACAGTCAACTCAGTTAACAAGCAACTTTCAGCAATTAACACAACAGTATCAGGAGCTCAAGACCTCAATAGACAGTTTGATAGTCTTAACGGAGTCTTTGAAGACCTTATCAGTAAAACTACAAAAACAAAATGAACTTCTTAATGCAGTGGTAGGCTATCTAGGCTGGGGATTTCTAGCAGTGGTAGTTCTAGAAACCTGCAGCATTGCTCTACATTTCTTGAACTAAACTAATTGTATTTGGAGATTAAAAATGGCAATTTATTCTAAAGTCTTAGTTAGTGATCATATAAAAATAGTTAATAAATCCGCGGTTACAGGTGATATATTAAGAATACCTCCTGGCTACTTCATAACAGGAATGGTACTTCAGCTAACTGGAGATGACACTACACCCTCTGTGCTTAATCTGACTACAGACTCTGCATATGCTACTACTATTCTAACAGGTAATATCTCAATAGCTCAGAATTCTGTAGTTAAAGTTCATGGGTCATCTTTTACATCGTCTATATACTCTAGCACAAGCCCTTGGCCAATCTATGTAAGTCGTGTTACTGGTTTAACAAACGCTTTATCCATAACCCTATTTCTTCAAGGAACTTTTACTAGCTCTTAGAGTATAGGTATTATAGACTATAGCTTTTAATGAAAAATTTAGTTCTTTGTATAATTTTAGTTTTTGGATTTGTACTTTTTGGGTTTAGTGAACAGCTAGAAAACACCTTTAGTCACAAGATCACTCTTAAACCAGCAGATCTAGATCTATCTGTGCTAGAGAATGTTAGACTTTTAGTGAATAAGAAAGTTAAAGACAACTACTATGATAACATGAGCCCTAGTGCTTCTATGATAGTTAAGATGTCAAAAGAGTTTAACATACCTGTTCATATAGCGCTTGCTCTTGTTAAAACAGAGTCAAACTTTGATGCTAAAGCAATAAACCATAATAGAAACGGGTCTATAGACTATGGCTTAATGCAGTTAAATAGTTTTACTTTTTCAAATCTCTCAGCTAAAGAGCTGTTAGATCCAGAGACCAACATATCTTGTGGACTTAACTACCTAAGAGAAATGTATGAGATGCTGGGAAACTGGAATGACGCTATAGTAGCTTATAATGCTGGACCCTACAGAGTGGAGAAGAAAATAGCTCCAGCGATCTCGGTTATTTACATGTATAGAATCCTTAACACTGAGCAGGAATGGAACGTTAAGTTTCTAAATCTAAAAGATCATGCATGAGAATGATCTAAATGCAGTGATAAGTAAAAGTCTTTCTTGGTCTTTTAAGATACCCGATGATGGCACCTCTTTAGCCATAGGAGTTAAACGACCTTTTGATGGGTTTGGCGCACATCACGGATTCCCAGTATACTGGGAAGCTAAGTATCTAAATTCGGTTCGTGCATTTAACTTTTCAGCACTAAAAGAGCATCAGATAGAAAATCTTATAGCCCTTAAACAGGAAATTCCTTATGCTAAGTGTTTATTTATAGTAGGAGTTCAGTGGTCTGCTAGAGAGCTAAGAGCTTATATATTTGAAGATCTTGGTTATATTAAAATAAGAAAGCAAGCTAAAAAATCCATTTTAGCTGAAGAGTTTAAAACTCTTACTAATTTCATAGTAAAGAAAAATGGTGTTTTTGATTTTGACATCTAGGAGTAGCATATGGTTTTTTATGATCTAAAGTGTGATAAGTGTGATATCATGTATGAAGGAGAGTTCATGTCTTTTGATGACTATAAGCTAAAAGAGAGTGCTGAAGAGATCACATGTGATGATTGCGGTGAAAAACTAAGAAGAAGTTATTCATCTGTTGGAATACACATTCCAGACCATTTTAAAGCGGTTGAAGTTAGCGGCGGAACATACGATTATGCAAAAAACTTAATGACTCATGCTAAACGCCCCAGTGGAAAACGTGAGAAAATCTTTTATTAAGACCCTGTTTACTAACTAATCATGGCAAATGAACCTCCTAATATTTTTGGCTCTAATAGAGACAATGAAAATAATGATACCACTCAAGGTAAATCAAAGGTAGCAAGAGCTGGTTTCCTAAAATCTTTAGGAGCTTTGATTGGCGGGTGGGTGACTAACAATGACAAAAAAGACACCCTCTCAAGAAATAAACTTGATCTAGACTTCGTTAAAGTAAAACAGCCAGACAGCATAAGAGATCTACTAAACCACAGTAACATACTAAGAGGCAACGGGTCTGAGAAACTAGAAAAGCTTTTTGACTCCTATCTACAAGATGTAACGGATATATCATATCAGGATAGAATGAAGCTTGTGTCAGAGATTGACTTCATGGCTCAGACAGATCCTTTTATTTCCAGGTATCTAGCTCTAGAAGCAGATGAAGCAACTCAGCTTGATGTTCAAGATAACATTATATCCGTAGAATCTTCAGACACCAGATTAACAAACAGAATATACAGCTTAATGCGACAGTGGGGAATCACTCAGAATAGAATAAGATCTACCATCTACTCTATAGCTAAATATGGAGATGCTTTCTGGGGACAGAAGATTTCAGACAAGGGTGTTGAAAAGATTTTTCCCTTGTCTGTTAAGCAGATTCTAACAAGATTGGAATTTAATCCTATAAACGTGATTAGCGAACTTAATCAGATCAAAGGCTTTTCTAATCTAATGAATAAAGATTCACAAATTCAGATGATGATAAGTGGTCTAGAAGATACTGAGTCTAACAGCAATATAACAGACATGTTTGACACAAAGCTGTTTGGATATGTTATGTCAGAGGACACCGTTGTTCCGCCTTGGGAAGTCACTCATTTTAGAATCAATGCAGAAGGATCAGAGATGTATCCTTATGGTCGTACAGACCTTATTGACTGCTTGATACCATTTAAGCTTGCTCAATCAACTCAGACACTACAAGCATTAGCACGTACAATGAGCTTCCCGGTTCAGGTATTCACAGTTAAAACAAGTCAGGGAATGGATGAAGTTTCACAGTTTCAAGCTGTTGAAAAAGTTCGTCAAGAGTATGAAAATGTTGGTGTAACACCATCAGCTGGACAATCAGAAGTATACTCTGTTAACACAAAGATGTGGATTCCAGAAGGCCTTGTTGACCTTGAAGTTAGAAGTGCAGAAGTTGACATCGACTTCGTAGGCGATCTTGAACTGTATTTTGACAGAGTGCTCATGGCCACTGGCATTCCAAAAGGCTACATTGATCAAGACTGGGGCTGGGGAAACTCTGCTATATCATTAGTTGAGCAGTACAAACCGTTCGGTAGAAAAATATACACTCTGCAGTCAGCTTTCTTGGAGGGTCTTGAGTCCATCATCAGACTACATCTTGCGGTAACAGGTGAGTTTGACTATAAGCTTCCATTCACTCTATCCATGAGATTCCCAGCAGAAGAGGCGTCTGATGAAAAGAATTCCTCAAGAACAAACTCTCTTGATCTTGCTAGTTCTATAATTGACGCTGTTAAGCTAGCACTTGGAACTGGAGAAGAAGAAGAGTTACCACCCGCGGTTGTTAAAGATATTCTAGGTAAATACACTTTCCTATCATCAGAAGATGTTGCTAAATGGACAAATGATTCTAACATCTACTGGACCTCAGCCGCTGGTAAAACTGCAGCTGGTGGAGCTGATGCTGGTGGAGACATGGGTGGCGGCGCGGCCGGAGACATGGGTGGTGGAGCAGATATTGGTGATGTGGAAGCTCCAGCAGATGATGGTGCTGAAGGTGCTGCAGCTCCAGATGCTGAAGATGATTTTGACTTTGGTGAAGCCTCTAAGAGAGATCTACAGCTAACACAGCTTAGAGAAATTCAGATTAAGAGATTAAATGAGCTAAAAAAGAGATACTCAGAGACTAAGAATCAGATCTACATAAACTCTCTTGTAGAGAATAACATTAATGAATTCATTAGATATAAAAAACATGTTAAACTAATGAATTATGTAGAGACTCCAGCCTCTCACTATCTGGAGCAGCTTAGCAAAAATAAGCCAACACCTGGTAAAAAACTTAAAGAAAAATCGTCTGACTCAACTTTAAGAGATCATTTAAACAAAGCAAAAGAAGAGTTTTCAAATGATAAAGAAGATTTAATGTCATCTATGATGTTAAGAGAAAGAAGTAACTAATTAATAGTTAAGGAATAAATATGCTTCAAAAATTTATTGAGTCATTTACAATGACACCTGAACTTCAGAAAGAGGTTCGCCAAATTGAAAACGCCTCTCTTAAAGAATCTTTAATGAAAAATTATGCTGCTGCTGGTCTAAAACTAACAGAGGATAATGGAAAAAAAGTAACTTTATGGGAAATGCCAATCTCAAGATATGATAATCTAAATGCAAATGGACGCATCTATTCAAAGGCACTATGGGAAAGAGTTATTTCTGAACAGTCCCATATCTGGAAAGGCGGTCTAGGACTAGCTGATCATCCTGATGGAAATTCAGACGGTAACTTTAAAGAAGCTGCGGTTGTGTGGCTTGACATGAGACTTGATGAAAATAAAATAGTTTGGGGTACCTGTGCGTTTGTTGGTAAATATGGTGAACTGGCTGAGGATATCATTCTCAAAGGCGGTCGCGTGGGTTTCAGCTCGTCTGGACTAGGTGATCTTCTAGAAGATGGGAATGTTGATCCACACACATTCTTAATTGAGCGTGTCGCAGACATTGTTTTAAATCCTTCACAAAATGTGTTTGGTGCAATAAGTAATAAAAAGGAATCGGTAAGTTCAAGTACAGACCGACAGAAGACTGAGTCATCTGTAACCAACCTTCAAGATAAGGGGACTGCTACCATGGCTGAAGCCAAGACAATTTCAAAACTAGAAGAGAAAAGATTTAGAAAGGACATAGTTACTTTCCTTTCAGAAGCAGATCAGATCACTGATCCACAAGCTAAGCTATTAGAGATGGAAGAGATAGCTTCAATGATTGAAGCTGGTGCAGCTCCTGATCTAAAAGAAAGCGTTGATAAGAAAATTGCTGATCAGAGGGCAGTGATAAGCTCAATGCTTAAAGAAGCAGCTGATGTATCAAAGAGCTTTGGAGTTAAAACCACTAAGAAACTAAAAGAGGGAGTATCACTCTTGGCCACCGAGGTTAAGATTGCTGCTCAAGAAGCTAAGGATTGGGAGAAGATTGCCAATGCTCTTAGTGAGTCAGTTAAGACCTTAAAGGCTAAGCTTGCCACCACTCCTTCAGCAAATTATGCTGCTTCATTAGTTGATAAGATTAAGTCACTAGAGAACACACTAAAAGCAAGAGATAAGCAGATCTCCGAACTAAAAGAAAGATCACATGCTATTGTTAAGTCAGGTAAAGAATTTATTACTGAAGCTAAGACCAAGAGCACACTACTTGAGAAGAATCTCAAAGAGCAGGCTGAATTCGCTAAGCAGCTAGAAAATAGAGTCACTCTTCTGAGCAAGATGGTTAAAGATAGAAATGACATTATTCGTGAAATGCAGATAATCACAGAAGAGAAAGTTGAAGCTACTAGAAAAGAAAAGATTCCAAATCTTGTTCCTTCTGCAAAACAAAGACTAGGTGACATACTAAACATTAATGAAAAGTCTGATGTTCAATCATACTGGACTGACCTTCTTTCTCGCCATGGATCTTCAATTTCTCAGTACCGAGAAAGAATTTTACGCTGCAGAAGCATGAAAGAAGCTCAGGGTATCTACCTTAGACTTCTTCCTACTCTTGATGAGGGTGCAGATTACTATGCTAGCTTGAACGCTCCTCAGGGTTCAGGAGTTGGCATTCGTGAAAGAGAAGAGATTCAGGAAAGCATTGGATACAATCATGATGATTCTCCAGTGTTAAATCGAATGCTTGAAGAAAAGCATTCAAAGTCTAAGAGCTGGGCCGATAAGCACTCAAGGTAGCAGAATGAAAATTACATCAAAAGATATTCTAGAAGCAGTTTTAAAGTTTAATGGAGAACATGATTATGAAAATTACATCTAAAGACATTCTAGAGGCGCTAATCAGCAACACAATCTCTATTCAAGAGGCCAAGCTCATTTTTACTGAGGAATATGGAAATGAATATGGAGATACAGAACCTCTAAGAAAAGGCGAACGAGATAAGTTCAAGCGAGACGAAATGGAAGCAGAGCTCGATCATGAAGATAATCCCGGCTATTACATGAATAATAAGTCATCTGATAATAAAGATTCTGACTATAAAGAACCTGCAAGTATGCATTCTGGATTAAATGCATCACAAACTAATGATTTTAAAAACATTATCAGTTATTATGGAAATAGTATGAAAATTCCTGAGGAATACCGGCATCTCATTACGGACTACCGCAATGGCAAAAAGTTTGATGCTGAACAGGCCAAGAAGCTTATTAAATATATGTATTCAATGGAGTTGATTTAATGTATGAAGATGAAGATCCTTGCCCAGAGTGTGATAGACAGTACTAAGTATACTAATTAATTAAACAGAGAATGGAGACAGGTCGTTGGCCAGTCTCCTTATCTATTATACAATATGAATAAGTTGGGATGTTATATACCCGAAAAAGATCGATCTATATGTCGAACAAAACAAGAATTTTTTAAGAAGTTCGTTTATATACGAAAAACGTTAAGAAAGAGATAAAGATTTATTTTCGGAGAAGATATAATGTCACTTACCAAAACCATGCAGCGAAATGCCGAAGGGCCCGCTGTAGATAAGGCTTATCTAAGCGAAAGATCCTTTCGTTCAGATCGCCTCGTAGAAAAGTGGTCACGTATTCCTGAAGTTGGCGTTGGGCTTAAGCAGCTTGACGAGACAACTGCTCGTAATACCGCCATCTACCTTGAGAACCAAACTCGTGTTATGTCAAGAATGACTGAAGCTCAGCTTTCAAGCTCATTCCAGGGTTTCAGCCCTGAAAACATGCTTCGCTTGATTCGCCTTGTATACTCAAATGTTATTCGTCCCAAGTTGTTCACCGAGTTCGCTATGGAAACAACCAAGGACAGCATCAAGTACATTCGCCCAGTTTACACCACATCAGTTGGTGGAACCACTATCAACAGAACTTTTGATGCTAACGGTTACAACACCTCTGGCGGTCAGAAGCCAAACGATCCTACATACCGTAAGGCAATGTATGAAACTGCTGAATCACGCTATGGTTCAGAACTAGTAAATGCTCAGGTTATTGCTAGAACCGCTGGTGGCTACTTCATCAACTTCGGTACAACTCTTGCCGATGGTTCCGGTGTATCAACTGGAGCTAACGGCGCTTTTGCCCTTGGTTACATTGATGGTTCCTCAGCTATCTTTGGCGCCGGTGGAGAAAAAGAGCCACTCGCCATTCAGAACAAGAGCGGATCATGGTTCGTAGTTCCAGGAACTGGCGTTACCGTTGCCGGCACTGCTCCTCTATTCTACATCACCGGTTATGCTGGTGGTACCCCCATGGCTTACGGTCGCTACAACTCAGAAGCTGACCTCACTGGCACCAACCTTGGCGAAGTTGAACTCGTCATGGATGACTACCAGTTTAACCCTCGTCCTTGGACACTTGGCGTGACCATGACTCAACTCACTCAGATCACCTTGGATACCTCCTTTGGTGTTTCTGGCGAAGAGTTGCTTCTTGACTACGCTGGCCAGGAAATTCGCCGCTCACTTGACTACTCTGCTGTTAAGGATGCTTATATCGCTGCCATTGGCAACGGTACAAACTACTACACTGAGTTCGACGCTGAAGCTGGCGCTGGCACCAATGACTCATACGGACACACCGCTCAGCTTGTCTCACAAGCCATTGAACGCATTGGTGACAATATGTACAATGATATCAAGCGTGGTGGCGTTACTCGCCTTGTTGGTGGACCAAAGGCCATCAGCTACCTCCGCCTCAACACCGGCTTCACCACCAAGGGAAGCATGGAAAGAAACGGTGGATACCAGGTTGGTGAGCTCTATGGTACTCCTGTATTCAAGGTTCCTTCAGATATCATTCCTAACGATGAAATCGTCACAATCTTCAAGAACCCTGAGAATGAGGCTGACGTTGGTATTGCTTACGGTGTACTGGTACCCTTCGTATCAACCGGACTCATCCAACGTAAGAACTTCTACGCAGAAGCCGGTTTGGCGACCTATCAGGACAAACAGGTATTGAACAGCAAATATTTTGGAAGAATTAAAGTAAAAAATATTCGCTAATCGGTTCTGTATATATCGTTTACAGTAAAAGGAGCAACTTCGGTTGCTCCTTTTTATTTATGAAAAATCTTTTAGATCTTAGATTTGAATATAACTGACTAACTAGATATGAATCAACGAGATAAGACCCGATATCGCGCTTCACCCAAGTGGAAAGAGACAAGACGGCTAATTCTTA